CTTTCTTTCTTGGGGTCATAGCGTTTCGGGAACCGGCGGTGTATTCGTTTAGCCACACCTTCTGCTACAGCGTGTACCGACTGCGGTATCCGATATGAGGTCGAGAGGGTTTCAGAACCGCCCTCCAGATTGATAAAATGGTCTACATCTGCACCGGCCCACCGGTATATGGCTTGATCGTCGTCGCCCGCGCAGTACATCTTGGTCGAGTTGTCATCTAATATATGTGCGATATCCCACTGGAGTGGCGACAGGTCTTGTGCCTCGTCCAAGAAGGTAAGCTCAAATTTAGGGCAGTAGTGCGCTCCGTTGGCCGCAAACACTGCAAGCATATCGGTAAAGTCATACAGGTTAAACCGGTGCTTATACTCTCGTAGACAGCTATCGACATAGCTAACGAGGTTCCAATCCTGCTCAATCGTGCTGTCGTTGTACTGCTCCCGCAAATCCACCTTGCGAAGTCGAGCCAAGTTTATTATCCCAAGCACTGGATCGCTTGAGCTAGTGACGCTTGGGAGGTCCTCGTCAAAGTTGGCTATCTTGTTACCGGTCAGATTCACACCCGTTATCTTAGATAGCTCCCGATAGTTCTCCGCTTGCATCACTTGCTCACTGCGTATGTCCGACATCGCTAGAGCTAGGCTATGCAGGGTTCGGAAATTGCACAGGTCTTCTTTGGGATCGAGATTAAACCGAAGAGATGCCCGTTCCTTGGCTTCGGTTGCCGCTTTCTTGGTAAACGCTAGGAAGGCAATATCCGTGGGCCGTGTACCGTTCTCCAAGGCCGTATCCACCATGTTCAACAAGGTAGTGGTCTTGCCAGTGCCGGGCGGTCCAAATATCCTAAACATTCTTTTCTTGGTCCGCGATTAACTTTTCTATTTTGGAGAAATCTAGCTTAGTGTTTTCTTTTTGAACAATCTGCCGGATACGCTCTCGGCTCAAACCAAAACGTCTGCCAATACCGGCAAACGTCATGTGTTCATCGCGCCATAACAAATATATCGTTTGATTCCTGTCTGCTTGTTCTACCATCAGAATGGTGCCTCGTTAGTTCTTCCAAAGTCGGGTGTTTTTAATTCTATGTCCACGCTCTCAAACGCGGGTACTGACCAAACCCTGACGGCTCGGCCTTTGATTTTTAACACGGTAGATTCGCCATTTATGTCCCGCAGTCGTTGAGCGATCTTATGAGACTTATAATCAAACCATTTGTTCTTCTTGAGAAACCCCTCAAAGTCCCGTAGCCTAAAATAAGTAACGCACTGCTCCTCATCGGTCCACGGGCGGCGCAATAGGATTTCTTCCTTATCTTGCGCTTGCTGTAAAAACCGGCAGAACTCTTCTAAGTAATCGTAGAACTGTCCGCTCGTGCTGGCATCCTGTGCCACTTCCATGATCGCAGACTCGTTGTCCTTCATATCCGTGAGCAACGTACTGATACGACTTTCCCAAGTCGCTTTCTGCACAGAACGCGGCATGAAGTTAAGTTGCTCCATACAGGCTTTTTGAAATACAGGCTGACTCATTAGTCCTTCAGTGTCTAGCTCCAGAGGTTCTCCGTTGACATCCATGAACCAGACAGGAGGGGTAGAGTCGTACTTGCGGAGGTTAGCTATTGATGCCCCTTGGATAGCGGCACCCACACCAAATTTACGTGTCCGGCATAGCTCTTTGTTGCAGTGTGCGTTAACGGGAGCGTCACTACACTTGTATGCGTAGTCCTTGCGATTACATTGCTTTGCAACCGTGTTTACTTCGTTAAGCGGTAGCGGGGGGTCCAGATATTGCATGTTGTAAGATAGTATTTCTGATTCCCAACTGTCTGGAAATGCCTTACGCAGATAAACGCCGATATTAAAAAGGCCATTATTTCGTCCTCCTTCACTTATTTTGTTGGCACACAGTATTTGTAAGCACGGTGGTCCGTCCGCTAACAGCGAAGACTGTTTCGTTTCAACTACCTGTAGCCCAACCACCTGTTCGGGGGTCTGGGCATAAGTGCTATGAAGTTTAATAAACTCCTCAATCGTAGCTGATGTACCGTCATCTTTAATCGCATAACGTAAACCGTCCTCCGCATCAAAGTAAGGAAGGTTCAAGAAGTTACCAACGTCACCACGGTCTAGGTGCAACTTAATCTGTTTTGGAAATATCTCTGAGTCGCCGTATCCCAACGCCGCGGACATACACTGCAAAGCCTTCTGCATATCCTTGGCAGATACCCATTCAGTAGAAAAAAGAAAGCAGTGAGCCCCGCCTGACTTAGACCGGCAGACAACCAGAGGTAATTTTAATTTGCGGATTTTATCGACCAGATTTTTGTGGTCGAGAGGGTATTGATCGATGTCAATACAACCCCACTTGCAGTTGTTGTCTTCATTGATGGGTATTATCCCAATCCCATGACGACCAATTAAATGATTTTCCCACAGAAGCGTGGTGCGTGGTTCGCGGACTACCCCTGCTTTACCTTGCGCTTTCCCGTTTGCACCCTGCTTTTCGATGCGGAAAGTACCGTAGGCTTCTTGGAGGCCATCAAAGATAGCCATAAATTGTTTAACGAGCATTGTAATTCTCCGGCAGAAGAAAAGGGGCGACTCTTGCCGCCCCCCTTAGATGCAACAACCTTAAAAAGGTATGTCGCTATTAGTAGCTCCAGCCTCCTCATTACTGTGCTTGACTACTACATCACCTGCCGTGATTGACTCAGCAAAGGTCTTGCACTGAGTGTAAGTACCGACGCTCTCAACTGGACCTACCCTGCTCATCTCCCATCCGTGCCAACTACCTTTAGAGTTCTCTTCCTTAATAGTTTTCAGGTGATAGATGTGCGAGAAGCGTGGAGGTGTGAAAGGCCCATTCTTGCCCTGCATCTGTACAGACTGCATCATGGAGTTCCACTTACGCGACTTCTTCAACTGCGTGGACTTCATTGCTATTAACGCGGTTTCCGCAGAGCCGTCCTTGTTCTGAATCACAACAAAGTGTTGATGAGTTTCTTCAATATAGCTACCTGTTCCGCCGACAACATACTCTTTATTGTCGTCTGGTGAACGCTCAGTCTTCGGGCGTTCTTGGTTCGCCTCAAAGATATTAATCGGAGCGCCACTGCCCTCGCCACGTTGAGCCCACTCAATGAACCGACGCTGATAAGCGCACGGAATCACGTTGATACCGTCAGCGCCTTTATAAATATGGCCCGTCACAGTATTGTAAATATCGCCCTTACGAGCTTTATCGTTCTCATCCAGTATAGGATCGTTACCTGAGAGTACTTTCAGAAACGGTAGAGCTAAATCTTCTTGCCCCATGTTGTCCATACCTTGCCCTGCATCAGCTTCAAACATTGCTGATACAGCTACGCTATTAAGATCCCTATGGACGGCGGTTACGGCGTTATCTTTCTTTTTTTCGACTGTGGTTCCCATAATTATTTTCCTTTTTTAATTGTTGCACGTTGTCCAATCCAAGCCCCAAATAACTCCATTGGGAATTCTTCACCCGCTTCTACGCGCTCCTTAACGAATGCGCGTAAGGTCTGTGGATGCACCTCTGTTTTCTGCTCTGCATAAAAGCCCTCTGTCTCAGCAAAAGCGGCAAAGGCACCCGCCTTGTCGTCTTCGCCCCTGCCAAACTGACATGACACGGTATTCTTAATGATGTCATCGTACCCGTTGTCGCGAAGCCAGTTGAACGCATTGCTTCTGTCGGCAACACGTATTGAAGCGCCATAAGTGCTTTTGACTACCACTTTACTACCGTCATCAAGCTCAAACGCAGATATACCCATTTCACTTAGCATGGCGGGCATGTCTTCGTCGCTCAGTTTGAGTAGTAGTTCTTTTTGTTGCTTGAGTTGTTTTTCAATATTTGCGATAGTGTCTTCTTTATTGCGGATTGCCCTTGCCAAGTCTGCCACAGAATTGAGGCCCCTTTGGTCAAGTTTCTCGACAGAGTTAGAGTTTAGTGATTCTGACTCCTCCTCCATCATACTAGTTAAATCGCTCATCGCGTGTTCTCCTTCGTGGTTTAAGGCACCTTTTGGGCCTTGACAATAACGTATACTATCGTATACTGAGAGAAAGTCAACAGGTATTTTCAAATGAATTTTAACTATAAGACACAGCCTTTCGATCATCAGCGCGTGGCTCTAGAAGACTCGTGGTCCGAGAAATATTATGCGTTGCTGATGGAGATGGGTACAGGCAAGACGAAGGTTGCTCTTGATACGATGTCCATTCTGTATGAGCAAAATAAGATAGAGGCTTGTGTTGTGATTGCGCCTAAAGGTGTATATGACAACTGGACGCGCTCGGAGATACCTGCCCATGTACCTGATAGAATTGAGCGTATCATCCTGCGTTGGACACCTAATAGCTCCAAAAAATATCAAGACGAAGTCAAAGCTTTTTTTGAAGACGATAGTGGAGCCCTTAAAATATTTGTAGTCAACACTGAGGCGTTCAGCACGGCTCGTGCAACGCGCATGGTATATGACTTCTGTAAAAAGCATTTAAACAACTTAGTTATTGTGGACGAGAGTACGACCATAAAAAACCGCAAAGCCTTGCGCTCCAAAAACATTATTGAGTTGCACAAGCTAAGTAAGTACCGACGCATCCTGACAGGTAGCCCGATCACTAAGAGCCCAATGGACTTGTTTAGTCAGTGCCTTTTTCTCGACAAGAACGCGCTAGGCTTTAACAGCTATTATGGGTTCCAGAACCGCTACTCAATTGTGGTCAAGCGCACAATGGGTGCAAAATCGTTTCAAGAGATAACAGGATACCGCCGTCTGGATGAGTTGACGGATAAGCTTGAAAGCTTTAGTAACCGTGTTCTAAAGAAAGACTGTCTAGACTTACCCGACAAGCTCTATATAAGAAGGGACGTACCGATAACTGACGAGCAAGCTAAAGTGTACAACCAGATGAAGAAGCTGGCGTTAGCTAAGTTAGAAAGCGGTGAGTTGGTTACGACGGCAAGCGTCCTTACACAAATCATGCGACTACAACAGATATGTTGTGGGTTTCTGCAACCGGATGACGGAGAGATTCAGGCACTACCTAATCTGCGTTTAGAAGCCTTGATGGAAATAGCCGAAGATGTGCAAGGTAAAGCCATCATATGGGCAACATATACACATGATATAAACCGTATATCCACCGCTTTACGAGAGCGGTTTGGCTACAATGCCGTGGCTACTTATTACGGGGCTACCGAGCAAGAAGAGAGACAAAACATTGTCAACGAGTTCCAAGACCCCGACAGTGAGCTACGCTTTTTTGTCGGCCAGCCCAAGACAGGAGGCTATGGCATCACCCTGACTGCGGCCAATACCGTCATATATTTTAGTAACTCTTACGACCTAGAGATACGGCTACAGTCCGAGGACCGCGCACACCGTATCGGGCAGAAAAAACCCGTCACGTACATAGACTTGGTCACACCCTATACAATCGACGAGAAGATATTAGACGCGCTCAAATCTAAAATAAACATAGCGGGTCGGGTTTTAAAAGAAGACACCAAGGGATGGCTAATGTAAATTTGGTTCGTCTTTTTCTAGTATCGTACTGTAGGCTTCCATCAAAACGTGGATTAAATCTTCTAGATCATCTACGTTTAGCCACATAGCAGTAGTTTTTTTCTCAGGGCCTTCTTGACCGATTAAAACACCGGGCTCCAAATTAACATTTCTACCATGACTATAGATTCGGACAAAATTACGAAGCTCTTCTTTGGGCTTTCTATACTCTTTCATGTAGTAAATATTATCTTCAGACATAGATTATCCCATCAAACTGCCAATACCTTGGTCTTGAGATCGTATTATGCCGGAGGCCATGTCATTAGGAAATAGCGCAGCATACTGGGACCGGTCCACGGGCCTCGCTGCCGAGGCCGTGGGCGGCGCAACAGGAGCCGGTGCCGTTGTGGGAGGAGGCGCTGGTTGCTGAAGTTGTGGTTGCGCTCTTAAAGGAGGAGCTACAACAGGAGCCGCGGGCGGCGCAACAGGAACCATTGGCGCAACAGGAGGACTAATAGCCTGTCGTACTCGGTCCAAGTATTTAAAAGTAATTGGGTTTTCTTCCGGATCATCCGCCGCTTGCTCTCTCCTTATATAAGGTAATCTACTTAATACCATACCGCCCAAAGATTGGCTCATAGCCTCAAGAATTTTGTTTTGTTCTTCGACATTTGAAGCCGATTGTAAAGCTAAACCTAAAGCTTCTGGATTTTCCATTATCCGAACCATTTCTTGAACAGTTGCGGTTTCTGGTCCAACCGAAAATAATCTTTCTCCTGTTTTAGCACCCTCTCCGCCTACTACGATGCCTCCGCCTATTCCAAAATCTTCTAAACCAATTTTTTTCAATAACCCTTTAAATCTTTGAAGGCTTGCTCCCGCAAGCATTGCACCACCAACTCGTAAAGCAGAAATTTTTGCCATGCTAGAATTTTTAAACAATATTTTAGAAGCATCGCCACTTTGTATAGCTTCATCAACAGTGTTTATTTCTTTAAGATACTTGTTTAAATTTTTAACATATTCGTCGTCAACAATACCGTTTTTTTTCATAAAATCCATTAAATTAAAATTGTATGA